TTAACAGTTCTAAACCATCCATAAGCTGTTACTCTGATTCTGTAGTATTTGCTTTGTCTGGAGCAAATGTTATTGTCATAGTTGGCGCAACACCGTTGACGTTTAATATTGCAAAAGACTCAGCAATAATTGGCTTGCCATCATAACGTGCTGTGCCTTTAAATACAGTCTGTTCTTCAATAAACTTCACATGTTCAGATTGACCGATTTGAATTCCTTTGCGTTGCGTTACACCATAATTGGACATATATCCAAATGCAATGTCGCCATCTCCCATGAAGTCCAATTCTTCAACATTGCCGCCTACAACTGGCATTGTATTTGTGCCGCCCAGACCACTAACGATTAGAGCATTCATGTTTGTGCCCATAGCTGAAACAATAAGATCCAAATGAGTACGCTTATTCATAATCCATACAAGATTTCCTGATGCATAATCATTGAATGTTACTTTTAATGAATTTACGATCTCTTTAAAAAGATCAACGCCTTTTTTATTAGAGATATTGATGACGTTTGTAGTATGCAAATCTGTCCATGCGCGTTCTGTTTTTGAATAACCTGCTGGCTCACTTTCTTGCGCCAATCGCGTTACGAATCCCAACGGCATTTTAACACCTGTACCATAAACGATTGCTTTATCAATTGCTTTAGCAATCGCAATTCCTAAACAATTGATCAATTCTGTTGCTAGATCAACATCATTATCTTCAAGAATTGCATTGCACACTTTGAAAAAGCCTCCAACTTTAAAGCCATCCATTTCGACATCATTGAAACCAAGTTCTAACTCATTCAATGATCCGCATTGCTCTGTCCAAATACCTTCAGGAACTGAACCCATAATTGTTGTTCTAGACGTACCAGTCAACACGTTCAAGCTAGTATATTTCAACAATTTTGATTGTGCCTCGGTTACTTCTTTAATCATCGGCAAAAAGTTTTGTGGAATGATCAACCCAGAATTGCTAATTGCGCGTTTTTCTTTGATGCAGGTTCTGATTTGCGTGATAAAGTTTGTGACTTCATCTTGCATAAATAATGCATCTCTTTCTTGTGAATTCAAACCAAAGAATCTACTCTTGTTCATTGTGAATACCTCTCTTTCTTCTGTTGGTTCAACTGGATTTGGATTAGGTTGTTCTTTTTCCAAATCGTCAAGGTCCTTTTCCAATTCCTTAATCTCGTCTGAAAGTTTCTTCTTTTCATTTTCATGCGATTCTTTATCAGAATCCAATTTTTCCACTTGTTCTTCAATGATCTTTTTATCTTCGTCACTGATATCAGCAGGAATTTCATCAATGGATTGTTCCAATTCCTTTTCTCTTGTTTTAAATTCCGCATCTTTTTGAACAAGTTTTTCAAGCTGTTCCTTTCTCATTTCGATTTTTTTTCTAAGCAACAACGCTTTGATTGCCATTTTTTTCATCTCCTTTTAATTTTTGTTTCAAACACTCTTTCCATGCTTCAAGTTTTTTTGTTCTTGCTTGTTGGAAACGCTCTTTTGCTTTTTCTAACGACGCTGTTTCCCTTGCGGAAATGCTTGTTGACGGATAAGCCGGGAACGTACATGGCGATACTTCAAACAATGGATCCACCTCAATTATTTTTGTATGATAAACACCTTCATCGTCCCACCACTCTTCTTGACGCGCAATGTCGAAACCAAATGAACACCCGTCTACATCTCCACGATCTACACGTGCATGTGCGTTCAGTGCATCTTGATCATTGGGGTTTATTTCAACACTTCCGAACAATCCAACACTGTCTTCGTTTAAAACGGCGGTACGATTACCTGTGCTGCCAAGAACAATATCATGATTGTGATTCCATAAGACTTTCACATCATTACCGCTACTTATATAACGTGCAAATGCTCCAGGGGCAATTGTTTCAACCCATCCGTTCAGAACCTTATATTCAGAATTAAATACAGCAAAGTACCCTTCCAAATATTTTTTGCCTGTTTCATCTTCGCGTATCTTCATGTCTTTCATCTTCATCACTCTTTGTTCCATCGCTATCACCACCTTTCAATTTATTTTGATCGCCGATTTTTTCTGACGGAATATAGTTTTCCAAAATCACAAGTTTGTCAAGTCCATCTAATGGGGGCAATTCAATCCAATCACGTACTTCATTGCCTTTTGCGAGTCCTTTCGTATACAGATCAGACCCAACCTTTTCCAGTTTTTCAATATCATAAGAATAGAGTGAACGACAGTTAAATCTAAAGTATCTTTTAGGGCTGATCAATATTGCTTTTGTGAACGCCTGTTCAATTGCGATGCAAATGTTCTTGATTCTTGTGCTAATGAAATTATTCCAAACATTTTCTTTAAACTCGCCCACACCCAGCACAAACGGCGGTATGTCTAAAATGGACGCAACTGTTGTTTTATCGAGTTTCATAGCGTCTGTAATTGCCAAATCTTGTAAAGATAAAGGCTTGACCGTTTCAACTTCAAATTGTTCTGCAGGAATAAGCCAAGGCTCTCCTGCTTCTGAACTTTCTATGTATTTCGATAACAACTTTTTTCTGCCCTCTTTTGATGCAAATTCTTCCGTATTCGCATCAACTTTAACAATAATTGATGGTTTCCATTTGGATTTCATAAATCCGTTAATTGTTGCATTTCCTTGTGAAATGTTTTCAACGATCGTTTTTAATGCAACTCTATATCCTGTACCTTTCCATGGATAAGTGCCTTTTGGATTGATCACAACATGAATGAATTCAGAGGGATCATAAGATTTTCCATTGTATATGACTTTATATCCAAATCCGTCTGGAACCATCGAAACGCTGTACGGTGGAATAGGATATAGGTTTTTCAAAAATCCTTTTTCTGTTTCTGGATAGACAAAACTGTTTCCGTCTCCTTCGAGCAGTAAGTTTCTTACAATCACAGAAATAAACGTTTTTCGCGTCATCCAATCATTAGGATATATATCAATTTTTTTCGCCAATTCATCATAGACTCTAATGTCTCCGTTATCTGTATTTTCCATCAAGTGTATGGTCATTCCAGAAATGAGATCGGCAATTTTATTTACTGCGGACGATACTTCTGGACTGTCCGCCAGTGACACATATCCATGATTTAAAATCACATCCCAGTTATCGATATAACAAAAAGCTGTTTTATTTGGTTCTGCCCTAGTTTTTGGTTTTCCTTTTTTCTTAGACATAATCATTGCTCCTTTCAATCAAGAAATGCCTTAGCGTTCGCCGATTTTTCTCCCGCAATCAATAATTGCTTACACGCAACTACGCTTGCGTCAAATAAGTCGATGCGTTGGTTCGGCATTACTTTTTCAAATCTTACAAAATCATCTGAATCCTCCACCGCTTTCACATTTGAAATGCAATATTTATAAGCTTGATTGTGCATAAAATAAAACTTTCCAAGTATGATCTTATTTTCAATCGCTCGGAAAGCCTCTGTTTTTTCAACATACAATTGCTTTTGATCTTTTACTTTAAATCCTGCTTTTTTCATCTGCATTACAAATTCTTTTGCATATCTCCTATCATAACCAGTCCATGCGATATTGAAACCTTTTTGTTTCATTGCGATAAACCATTTCACTACATCGCCATATTCAATTACTTCACTATTGCACATTGTCAGCCATCCTTGTTGTTCCCACCAAAATACTGGAATTCCATCTTCATTTGCTTTTTTATTAGCAGTAGTGACTGGAATAAATGCATGTGCAATAACAATGTCTACATCTTTATATCTTCCGTACAGCACCACCCCTGTTAAATCGTGCAGCTTTGAAAGGTCAGCGCCGCCATACCACCTAATCGGTAATTTTGCCAATTCATCCAATGTCCAATCGTATTGCGCGTCAGATGCATCGATTAAAGAGTCATCAAAGTATGTACCCACTTGATTGGTGAAACGATTTAATGATTTTGCAAAAAAATCCTTTCTTTGTTGTGGGTCATTCTGTGCTTGAAGTGAATCGTTTAGTAAGTCTTCTGGTCGAACCGATTCGCCATATGCAGGATTTGCCATTTCATGAATTTTAGGATTTGTATAATCAAGAAATTTCTTCCCTGATTCATCAACGGAATTATCTGCTTCACAAATAAATATGAAATACTGTTCGTCTTGTATCGTTCCATCCAAAACTTTTTTACAATATTTTACCCTTTGAGCTAAAAAAGAATTTGGATCATCGCCCGCTGTAGAGATACCAATCATCAATTTATTGGTGTAGGCTTTCATTGCTTCTTTAAAAAGGTTGTATTGTTTAGGTTTTTTGAAAGCGTGAATTTCATCCGCTATTGCAATATTGCAATTGAATGAATCTTGTGCGTCTGGATTTGCCGCTAACGCTCTCAACTCAAATAAACCATCTCCAATTTCTCCAGAAATTGAATGCTCATTATTGTTGTCAATGATATGCAACGTTTCTTCTTCGCCCATATTCTTGATGTTGTACTTTACGAACCCAAATGTTTCAAGCGTTTGGTTCAAAGCGGCGGCAACGACATAAATCTTCGTTCCAGACATTCTATTCAGGATACCAAGCGCATACGCCAAAGCACCAGCGAAACTTGTTTTTACATTTTTCCTAGGTATGAAAATAAGTGCCTCATGAAATCGATTGATCTCTGTACCTTTCATTTTGAAACCAAGCAAATTGTAGATGATGAACTTATGGAAAGGCATTAGAAGAAATGGAGTGCCACGTAATGGTGTAGCATCACGTTTTTCCCCTTGTTGATGGCAAAAGGTACTTTCGATAAGATTGATAACGAATTCAGCGTCACGTTTTTTGAAATCATACATAGGGTTTTTTAAATCGCTCAAAAACCTATTGCACGCTTTTATACGATATTCATTCGCAATAATCTTGCCGCTGATACATCCTTTTGCATATGCCATCACTACATCATAATTGCTTGTCAAATTTGTTCAATGCCTCCGCTAACTTACTAGCCTTCCCTTTTTCCAATCCTTTTGCTTTCAATACCTTCAAACCTTTTGGAGTTAAGCCAAGTGTATTCTCAACTTCTATCAATTCTTTCCTTAATGTTTCAAACGCTAAATAGAATGCTGACTTTCTATAATTGGTGGCTCCTGCTTTATTTGTGTATTCTTCAGTGACCTTACACCCACTTTCTAGCCATCCTATATGCATAATTTCATACTGAAATCGCATATCAGCATACCGCTTTATGGCATTATCGAACTCTTTTCGGTAAACGCCCAGAACTTGCATATCTCCCTTTGTTTCCTTAATAATCTTATTTCTTTTCCTTGTGATTTCTTTCTTGTCCAAGGGCATCCACCCCCCTTTCTAAAAATATTACAGAGTTGGAAAAGCAGGACCCCCTCCAGTAGATTCATAATGAACTCCTCTATCAAACAGGGGGGGTTATTTTGTTGCATATTTGTTTGAACGACAATCTGTGCCAGGTTTAATTGAATTCATTAGTTG